CATAAAGAGGTTTTATACATTAGAAATATGTTAGCAGAAGGAGAAAAATTAAGCGGTAAAGCTAGAATATTTGTATCTACAATTCATGCAGCAAAAGGTGGTGAAGAAGATAATGTAATTTTATCTCTACATCAAAGCAGTAAAGTTCAAAAAGGAATTAAACAAAGTGTTGACAAACAAGATGAGGAGCATAGAGTGTGGTATGTGGGCATTTCAAGAGCACGAAATAATCTATATAAGTTAAAAGCTAAAAAAGTAATAAAGGAATATAAACTATGATTAAGTATGATTTTTATTATTGGGGTCCATTACTTTTTAAAACTAAATTAACTAATGATATTTTAAAAAAAGTAAAAAGTCTTTGTAAAAAAGATCCTAAAAGATCACACATAAAAAGTTTAGCTGGTAATATTCAACACGAATATACTATTGATAGTGATAAATTAAATCAAATATTACAACCTTATATAAAAGCGTTTAAAGAAGCGTATGTTCACTGGTATAACAAACCAATAGATTTTTTATATGTTAAATCTTCTTGGGTAAATTATATGCAACCCGGTGATTACAATCCTGTTCATGTTCATCGTAACTGTGATTTTTCTGCTGTGTTATACATTGACATTCCTAAAAAATTACAAAAAGAAATAAAGGAAGATAAAAGCTCGTCTATCGGCCCTGGTGCAATTACTTTTTTGTATGGAGAAGATACTCCTTATACTATTTCATTTATTCAAAAAGCACCTATAGCCGGAGAAATTTATATATTTCCTTACGGACTAAGACATGAGGTAAATCCACACAAATCTAAATGTGAAAGAGTATCTGTGGGTATAAATTTTGCTATAAAAGGAGGCATACATGACAAATAAAGTATGGGACAAGCAGCACGGGGGGAGTCACTACCAAAAATATAAAATTCAACCGAGTAAGTTTGTAGTAGAAAATGAATTACTATATCCCGAGGGCTGTGCAATAAAATATATAATTAGACATCGTGATAAAGGTAAGAAACAAGATTTATTAAAAGCTATACATTTTATCGAGATGATAATTGAAAGGGATTACAAATGAAATTACCAAGCTACATGCAAGCTCAAACAGAATGGGTAATGCATAAAGAATATCCTGATCTACGTAATTACCCTGAGATAGCAATCGATTTAGAAACAAGAGATACAGATTTAAAATCTCTAGGATCGGGTGCAGTTGTAGGACGTGGTGAAGTTGTTGGAATAGCTGTAGCCGTTGAACACGACAATTGGTATTTTCCTATAGCACATGGAGAAGGACCCAATATGGACAGAGATAAAACTTTAGAGTGGTTCAAAGATATTCTTGAATGTCCGGCTACAAAAATATTTCATAATGCTATGTATGACGTATGTTGGATACGTAAATTAGGCTTAAATATCAATGGTTTAGTAGTGGATACCATGGTTGCATGTTCACTCCTAGATGAAAATAGATTTTCATTCACACTCAATACTCTGTCATGGCATTATTTAAACAAAGGCAAGAATGAAAGATCACTCAACGAAGCAGCTAAGTCAAGAGGGCTAGATCCAAAGGCCGACATGTGGCAATTACCTGCGAGTGAAGTGGGAACTTACGCAGAAAAAGATGCTGAGTTAACTTTTGATCTTTGGCAGCATGTAAAAAAATTAATTGTGGAAGAAGATATTCAAGATATATTTAATCTTGAGACAGATCTTTTTCCTTGTCTGGTTGATATGCGTTTCCTAGGGGTTCGGGTAGATGTTGAAGCAGCCAATCTATTAAAAAAAGAATTAACCACCAGAGAAGAATTATTATTACACCAAGTCCAAAAAGAAACAGGAATAGATACTCAGATATGGGCTGCCAGATCGATTGCAACCGTTTTCGATAAGTTAAAATTACCTTACGAAAAAACTGAAAAAACGCAGTCGCCTTCATTTACAAAAAATTTCCTTTCTAATCATTCTCATCCTGTAGTTAAAATGATAGCACAAGCAAGAAAATTAAACAAGGTCAATACGACATTTATAGATACAATACTTAAACACGAACATTGTGGTAGAATTCATGCAGAGATAAATCAAATTAGATCTGATGATGGTGGTACAGTAACCGGAAGATTTTCATATTCAAATCCAAACTTACAGCAAATACCTGCGAGAGATCCAGACACGGGTCCATTAATAAGAAGTTTATTTATACCTGAGGAAGGTACGAAGTGGGGTTGTTTTGATTACTCGCAACAGGAGCCAAGGCTTGTTGCACATTACGCACTAAGATTTGGATTAAGTTCCGTAAATCAAATTGCAGATTCTTATGACTCAAATTCAAAGACAGATTTTCACCAGATTGTAGCAGACATGGCAGAGATACCAAGAAGTCAAGCAAAGGTAATTAATCTAGGATTATTTTATGGAATGGGTAAAGCAAAACTTCAAGCAGAGTTAGGTGTATCAAAAGATAAAGCATCTGCACTGTCCGAAAGATATCATACACGGGTACCTTTTGTAAAACAGTTGATGAATAAATTAATGAATGCAGCGTCCAACAAAGGTCAAATAAAAACTTTACTAGGTAGACGATGTAGATTTCCAAGATACGAACCAGTATTACGTGGTGATGATTGGGGTAAATATGTACCTGCAGAAGATCACGAAAGAATGTTGGAGTTACAACAAATGGGACCAACACTCCTAGACGAAAATGGTAATGATACAGGTAAGAAAAATTATTGGCATAACAATGCGTCTAGAAGAGCATTTACTTACAAAGCATTAAATAAACTTATTCAAGGTAGTGCTGCCGACATGACAAAAAAAGCCATGTTAGACTTATGGAAAGAGGGCATCACACCACATATACAAGTTCATGATGAACTTGATATATCTGTTAAGAACAATGAGGAAGCTGCAAAAATAAAAGAGATAATGGAAAATGCAGTTGACTTAAAGATACCAAACAAGGTAGATTATGAATCGGGCCCAAATTGGGGCTCAATAAAATGATTGACTATGGCTTACTTAAATGCAAACATACCAGTAACTTATGCACAAATAAGAAGGGAGTATTTGTATGACCTTACCAGACATCATGGGGAAGTTGAAGACTGTGTTATCTTTGGCCTATCGAGTATTACGGGAAAGTCTATCCTATTTCATGCGATTATGGAAAATGGGGCTGTCTTTTATCGTTTACCGATTAGTGCCTTCATCCAAAGAGGTTTTAAGCCGGAAGAAGTTCCTAAACGTAGACTTGATGAGTTGGAGCTCTGGAATTGTTTTAGTTATTATCCTGCTGTTACTTCTTGGGATATCTTAGACGGACAAGCCGGTAAATACATTGGAAAAGATAAGAAATGGCATCCAGGTAAATACTTATTTACTGTTGACTTTGCACATCCAGAGAGTAACATAGTCGATACCGATCATTCGGAGATACCGCACGAGCACAAGTGCGCACATATATTAGCATTAGATGATGGTAATTATGCTGCACAACCCAACAACAGAATTATATGGGATATACCATCTTTTACAGTTAAGGATAATATACCTGACTGGAAAGTACAAACGAGTGAGTGGAATGTAGAAGACACTCGTCAATGGAGAACAGAAGACACTGATAACTTCTTCTACGAAATTGAGGAGAAAAAAACATGAGTATAAGATATGCACAACCAACTAACGTTTGCATGATCTGTGGTATCCGAACAAGAGGATTACCATGTCCTACATGTATTATAGAAGAAAAAGTGGAGGATAGTATGATTAAAAAAATTTGGAAAAAAATAAAAGAATTTTCTAAAAGATTACTCTTTTGGACTAGATAATTTATGGAGATTGCCAAGATGAACTATTACGCAACAGGATTACTAATAATAATGTTAGTCGGATTGGCTTTATGCGCAGGGCCACATGTCCAATAAACCATTAAACATATCAGAATCTGCTGCTGTACAGATGCCGATGAAAACGGTAGCTAGCCTAATTTTACTCGTCGCAGCCGGCACGTTCGCATACACCGAGTTGACGGCCAGGCTAGTATCGCTCGAGACATCACGTGAGTTGTTTGAAAATGATTTGTTAAAAAAATCTGAACAGGTTCCCGTCGATCAGGAGCAACATTTTTTATTGGAAGACTTATATAAATCCGTAGAGAAAATGGAAAAGACTCAAGAGATGAATATGACAAACAAAGTTAATATAGAATTTCTTAACTCACAATTAGAAAAAGCATTAGAAGATATTGAGAACTTAAAAGATAAGGTAAGAGAAAATGGATCAAAGAATTACTAGACAAGTGGTACAATATATTTCTGACATGGAAAAGAAAGCTAAACAAATGAACTTTATTAAGAATTTAAAAAAGTCTGTTGAACACGGCAAACATGGTACACAAAAATATATTATTAAAAAAGGTGAAAACAAAGGTAAGATATTGTGACAGAGTTGGTGGTAGCATTACTTATGATTGTACAAGGAGAGATCAAGGAAGCACGTATTCAGCCGTCGATGTCAGAATGTTTGAAGGGGAAGAGGGTTGCAAAACGTAGTACCAAAGAAGGTGGACACGTCAAGTATCAGTGCATAAAATCGATGGCGGAATTAGAGTCAAATATTGATGGAAGTTTATCTATAAAGAAGTTAATATTAGAATAATGAATCTTTCACGAAACTTTACTCTTTCAGAGCTAACTAAATCAGATACTGCAATACGTAAGGGTATCAACAACAATCCTAGTGCAGAGCAAGTAGAAAAATTAAAAGCACTATGTGAAAATATCCTCCAGCCGGTACGTGATCATTTTGGCAGAGTTAAGATTACTAGCGGATTTCGTAGCGTAGAATTATGTGAAGCCATCGGCAGCTCGGCTAGATCGCAGCATGCAAAAGCTGAGGCGGCAGATTTTGAATGTGTTGGCGTAGACAACGCTGAACTTTTTGATTGGATTAAATCAAACCTTTCACCAGATCAATTGATCCTCGAGTATTACACTCCTGGCGAACCTAACTCGGGGTGGATACATTGCTCGTGGATTGAAGGAACACCAAGGGCATCATTCTTACACGCTTTTAAATCAGAAGGTAAAACAAAATATAAACCTATGATGGGGAAAGCAAAAGATCTTGTTTAAAATATTTCATAACATAGATACAGTCACAGGAATCTGTGAAGAATGTGAAACAGATACAGTCCTAGTTGCAATTGTTTCAGAATATTATAGATGTACAAATTGTGGTCATGACACTAGACAACATGTTAACGGTAGTATAAGATATTTAAAATTAGATGAGAAAGATAAAGAATGGCTAAAAAAACAACCTTCGGAGTAAACACTTACAGAGAAAGATCTAGGAAGAAAATAGGAAGACATAAGAAACGAATGAACAAACATGAGAAACGTTCACATAAACCTTACCGTGCGCAAGGGCGTTAAAGAATTAGATTGTTTGGCTAATTTATGGAATAAGTCAAAAGACGAAACATACCGCGAAGAATGGTACCGCTTGATAAAGAAGTTGTCTTCTCTTCTACCTTCGGTTTAGGTGGAGGAATGATAACCTCTTCACATACAAACTTTGGATACATCTTATATTTTACTACATCTTCCTCTGAAAACTTGCCTTGATACAATATCTCGTATGATTCTGATAACCCATTTCGGACACAATCGTAGTAATTATCTTGAGGTTTAGGGTATGTATCGTGAGTAAAGCAATTACCCGCTATGGTTGAACATATGTATATTGTTAAAAAGAATTTCATTGACACCTACTTGTAAAAATTATATATAATCCTATATGATTGTATAATATAGAAAGGATACAACAAATGACAGATATAAGCAAATACAAAAGTCTCGCAGTTGATCATGACTGCTATGGCAAAATTGATAAGCTAACCAAGACCCTGGCACCAGGAGTCACTCTATCTAGAGCACAGGTTATTAGAATGCTAGTTGACAAAGAAAGTAAAAAATTAAATGGTAAATCAAAGTCTATTTCCAAGAGCTCTTGATAATGGCGAAGTAAAAGATCCTTTACGTTCTTTGTGGAGGAATGTTTTAATAGTCGCATTAGAGGACGCAGTGGGTAGACACTGGCGTAATAAAAGCTACGGCAATCCTAGAAACGATTTTTTTATGCAATCAGCAAGAGATTATTTTTTACATCCTAATCGAGATTTTGTACTGGTATGTCAATACGCAGGTTTTGATCACGAATATATTAGAATGAAAGCTAAAAAATTTTTTAATGAAAGGAACAAACATGAAAAAAATATGTACCGTATGTAATGGTAACGGATTTATACGTATACCTTATGATCAAGTAAGAGAAGAGCAGTGGGCCGACTGCAAATTCTGTAACAATCAAGGCGAAATAGAGGAGGATGAAGATGATACTGTTCAAAGGGAAACTAACAATTAATAATAAAAAATGGAAACAAGACTTAGCAGCATGGAGTCTGTACTACAGAACTGAAATAGTTTTAACTACTGCAGGTTTTATTGTTGGATTTATAGTGGGGGTAATAATATGAAAAGAGCAATCCTAGACGCGTTAGCAGCAAAGTATGAAGCTGATATTGCTCACGCAGATGCCACATTAAAAATATATTTAGAAAATTCTGTTGGCATTGGTGAACATCCACAACACATCGAAGAGTGCGATAAGTTAGTTAATAAGATAGCAGAAGCACAAGATAAGTTAGATGTTCTTAAATCGTTTGAACCAGAAAAGAGTGTGCTTTGATAGG